AGGAGGATCATCACATTTCGACCAACCAAATATCCTAGCTCACTTGCGAGTCAATGATCGTGTAGATGCTGATGGTAAGAAGATGTTGCTAATTGAAGAAGTTCAGAGCGATTGGCATCAAAAAGGAAGGGACATAGGATATGCTAAAAATGTAAAAGATGAACTTGATGCAATACAAAAGCAAATGAGTGAGTTAGGAAATCAAAGAGACCCTGTAACTAATAGAATGATAAATGAAGATCAATGGTTTGAACTTGGCAGAAAAAAAGATGAATTAACAAAACAATCACAAGGTGTTCCAGATGCTCCATTTAAAGACACATGGTATCAATTAGCATTAAAGAGAGCTATTCAACACGCAGCAGAGAACGGCTATGATCGTATCGGATTGACAACAGGCAAACAACAAGCTTCTAGGTTTGATTTGAGTAAACAAGTAGAACAACTTAATTACAAAAAAAATCCAGATGGAACATATCAATTATCTGCTCAAGCTGGGGGTAGAGGAAATTTAATCGGAGAATCAATATCAGAAAATAAGTTATCTGATTACGTTGGTAAAGATGTTGCAAAAAAAATTATAGATAACGCTGGAGATGATGTAAATTTTGGTGGGAATGGTTCAGTTTCTCAGCCTAAAGATATATGGAAAGGTTTATCTGGTATTGATCTTCAAGTTGGCGGCGAAGGAATGAAGAAATACTATGATGAGATATATCCTAAGTTCCTAGACAAGTACGGCAAGAAGTGGGGAGCCAAGATAGGTGAGACTACTATTACAACAGGACGATCAAATGTAGGCGGTATGCCTTCAATGTATCCAGATAAAGAGCCTATACGTTACTTAGATATAACACCAGAGATGAAGGCAGGAGTATCTAAAGGACAACCATTATTCGCAGCAGTTCCGGCAATACCAGCAGCAGGACTACTTGCACCACAGGAAAAACGTAGATAGCATGACATCCAGAGGATAATGCAAAAATGGAAACAGATTACACCAGTAAAATAGACGAAGATACACGCGCTGCTAATCTTACTAACATGGGTAAGGGCAGACCTAAAGGTGCGGTTAATAAGAGCACAGCCGTAGTAAGAGAGGCTATTGCTAATCTACTAGAGCGCAATGCTCCTAATATGGACAGATGGCTTAATGAAGTGGCTCAAGACGATCCTTATAAGGCACTTGACCTAATGAATAAGCTAAGTGAGTACCATATACCTAAGCTGGCTAGGACTGAGATAAGTGGCGTTGATGGTGCTCCTCAGCAGCACGTGGTTACATGGCAGAAGTAATGAATGTTCACTTCAGCAGCAATACAGACTTATGGGCTACTCCAATTGAGTTTTTCAATAAATACAATGAAAAGTTTAATTTTGAGCTAGATGTTTGCGCTACGCATGAGAACGCAAAGTGTACAAAGTATTTCACCATTGATGATGATGGGCTATCAAAAGAGTGGTCTGGCATTTGTTGGATGAATCCTCCTTACGGCAGGGAGATAATCAAATGGATGGAAAAGGCTTATAAATCTAGCCTTAATGGTGCGACTGTTGTTTGCCTTGTTCCTGCTAGGACTGACACAAAATGGTGGCATGAATATGCTATCAAGGGTGAGATAGAGTTTATCCGTGGTCGATTAAAGTTTGGTGGCTCAAAGAATAGCGCACCATTTCCGTCTGCTGTAGTAACTTTTAATGGTAAGCAATGGCAGAAGTAATCGAGATCGCTTATAAGCCACGAGAACAGCAAAGGCTAATTCACGAGGCGGTAGACAAGCACAGGTTCACAGTAGTAGTGGCTCATCGTCGTATGGGCAAGACTGTTAGCGCGATTAACCATCTAATCAAGGCTGCGATTCAATGTGAGAAACCAAACCCACGATTTGCCTATATTGCTCCGACTTACGCACAGTCGAAACGTGTGGCTTGGGATTACCTGCTGGAATTTACTCGTCCTTTGGGGGCTGTGGCTAATATCAGCGAGCTTAGAGTTGACTTTTGGGGTAGGCGCATCAGTTTGTACGGCTCTGATAATGCTGATAGCTTGCGTGGGCAGTATTTCGATGGCGTTATCCTCGACGAGATAGGCGACCAGAATCCTAGAATATGGAATGAGGTTATACGTCCAGCACTAGCGGACAGGCATACTGATGAAAACCCTACGTGGTGTCTATTCATTGGCACACCGAAAGGTAAAAATCATTTCCTCGGTTTCCGCGATAGGGCTAAGACTGCCGAAGGTTGGGCACTATTAGAGTTCAAGGCTAGTGAAACAGGTATTCTTAGCGAGAAGGAACTTTGGGCTGCTCGTAAAGAGATGGGTGACGATAGGTATTTTCAGGAATTTGAATGTTCCTTTGATGCCGCTATTCAAGGTAGCTATTATGGGCAGATTATCAACGATCTTGAGGCGAAGAACAGAATCACTACCATTGAGCGTGATGATCTGTGTCGCTCTTATGTGTCTTGGGATTTGGGCATTAGCGACAGCACTTCTCTGTGGGTTGCTCAGGTGGTCGGAAAAGAGATACGGCTCATTGATTTCGTTGAAAATCACGGAGTCGGTCTGGACTGGTATGTATCGTGGTTGCGGGAACACAAGTATGACAAGTACGAACAGTTCCTCCCGCATGACGTTGAAGTCCGAGAATTAGGCACAGGAAAGAGCCGTAAAGAGGTTTTACAGGAGGCTAGTCTCAATATAACAGTCGCTCCTCGTTTATCGATTGCAGACGGTATACAAGCCACCAGAAGGCTATTGCCACAGTGCTGGTTCGATCATAGAACTAAAACTGGACTAGATGCTTTAAGGAACTATCGTAGAGAGTACAACGAAAGACAGCAAGTGTTCTACGACAAGCCATTACACGACTGGTCTAGCCATGCTTCAGATTCCTTTCGCTACCTTTCGATAAGCCTTGACGGAACAGATGGTTCGTGGTCAAAACCATTGCCAAATAATATTAAATGGGTTGTATAATAAGCAAAATTTAGTAAGGGGCTGTTATGCTCGATTCAGGCACAATCAAGGGAATACTTGAGACTGAGATAGACAATGCTATTGGTTATCTGGACACAGAGACCATTGAGCAGCGCACTAAGGCATTAGAGTATTATCTTCGTAATCCATACGGCAATGAAGTAGAAGGTCGCTCCCAGATCGTAACTGGAGAGGTCGCCGAAGCAATAGACGGAGCATTACCTCAGCTAATACGCACATTCACCACAACTGAAGATATTGTTTATTTTGAGCCTAAGTCACCTGGCGATGAAGAATCGGCTAAACAGGCTACGGATTACTGTAACTGGGTGTTCTACCGTGAGAATGATGGCTTAATCATCCTGCATAACTGGTTTAAAGATGCTCTGCTACAAAAGACAGGCATTGTTAAGTCGTACTGGGATGAGCGAGTAGATGTACGCAAAGAAGAATATGGAAATCTAAGCGAGGATGAGTTAGCTCTATTGCTATCGGATCAGTCGCTTAAAGTTGTCAAGCAGGAAATAGAATACACAGAGCAGCAAGATATGATGGGTAATATCATTCAGATACCATCGTATGAAGTGTATGTACAACGTACAGAAGAATCAGGTCAGGTAAAGATTGAGAACATTCCACCGGAGGAGTTCTTAATTGCCAAGTCAGCAAGAAACGTAGAAGAATCTGTATTCGTAGCTCACCGTCGATTGTTGCCACGTAGTGATTTGATTGCTATGGGTTACGACAAGGATATTGTTGACGATTTACCGACATACAATGATTTAGAGTTCTCTGAGGAGCGAGTAGCTCGTTTTCCTGATGGTGAGCAGCCAGACCAGAATACTAGCCTAGACTTCAGTATGCAGACGCTTGAGGTCTATGAGTGCTACATCCGTATTGACGAAGATGAGGACGGTATAGCTGAGCTGCGTCGTATTGTTTACTGTGGTTCAGAGATACTAGAGGATGAGGAGTGCGACTATGTTCCATTCCATTCAATCTGTCCAATTCCAATACCGCATAAATTTATCGGGCAATCATTAGCTGATCGAGTCATGGACATTCAGCTAGAGAAATCGACGATTACACGTCAATCTTTAGACAATATGTACCTGACGAATAACGCTCGTATTGGAGCAGTCGACGGTCAGGTCAACATGGATGACCTGTTAAATGCTACGCCGGGCGGCATTATCCGCATCAAGAATCCTAATGCTTTAG